TAAAATAAAGTTTTTTAGCCGCTTGATTTCCAGCTTGGTTTTCATCATTGTTAAAAGATATATAAATAGTATCCAAATCCATTCTAATGAACAGATTTAAAAGAGAATTGTTTATATCTAGACCAAAAGTAACAGCAGAATTTTTGACTCCAGATTGCCAAAGGGATAGCATGTCACCAACACTTTCTACCAATATGACGCTTTTTGCGTTTAAGACTTCTTTTTTATTAAAGTAAAGAGGGTAAACCCACTTAGATTTGTCTCCCAGATGCTTCCATTTGGCTTTTTTTGTTCCGGTGAGATCCCTACCAGTAAAACCTACTATCTGCTTTTTAGAATTGAAAATAGGAAGCACATATCGGTCTTTCATTCTTCCTTCTTTGGCTACACCGCCTTCAAATACGCTGACAGTCTCTTCGTTGATATTTCTAGTCAACCAGTAAGAATGATCTTTTTCAAGCTTGTCTAAAAGTTCTGAAGGGAAGATCTTTAATTCTTCCAGTTTCTCTTTCTCGATACCAGAAGACTCATATTGCCAATTTCTATTCTTTAGATACTCTTCAGCTTTTGCATCATCGAGATTGAGGGTTATCTTGATTAACTTGTCAAAAGAGCCGTGTTGATTTGTTTTAAAATCATACCAATAACCAGTATCCTTTTTGATACTAAGAACATTGTCGCTATCAGAATCCCTGTAAAGAGGCTTGGTTCTGAATTCTCTACCGACATCTCTGAGTCTATAACCAATAGATGTCAAAATTTCTTTAACATTAGTCTCCAAGTGTTTCCTCCATATCGTTGAGTGGTTGACTTATATTTACTCTACCGTCTTCAAATTCTACTATATCACGAAGTGATCCTTGTTCGACCACATTAAAATTGTCGATGTTGAAATTCAAAAAGTTAAGACACCATCTTTCAACTGTAGTGGGTTCACCTCTTACTATTTCTTCTACTCGTCTTCTAACTAAATCTTGATGCCCAGCAGCATCTTGTCCTTGAAATCTAGTTTTTGTGGGAACTAATTTGTGAGTACCAAACTGCTCTCCATCTGAAGCAATCTCGTCAAGCGTTTTGCGCCTAAAAATAGCAACAAAGCTAGCAAACCACTGTAGTCTGTCTGACAGTGAAATAGCAGAGCTATCATCAACAATATCAGAGCCTCTCCTGTTTTGGTTTTCACCACTACGGTTCAACTGAATCGCCGTGAAAAGTGGGGCATTGATTTCTTCAGAGATCTTTTTCAACTTATCAATTTTGTCTCCAATAGCTTGATGTTCTGCCCAGTTTTGACCAACTCTTTCTCCTGTCATTTTTACATAATCATAAATAATCATGCACTTTTCGTCTTTTTTGATTCTTTGGAGATGCCATCTTCTGATAACAGAAATAATTTCATCAACATCTTTGTTGCCAGCTTCAAAATGATAAAATTTAGAATCATTGAATTTAGAAAAACTTTCTTCTACCTTTTCTCTGTATTCATCATTCGTTTTCCATTTTCCAGTTTCAAGATACCAAAGAGGAACACCAGACAACGATGCAGCGAGCCTAAATTGCTGCTCTGCATTGCTCATCTCGGTATCAAGATATAAAACATGACAATTATTAATTCTAGATACATTGACCCCGAGGCTCATCAAGAAACTCGACTTTCCTTGTCCCGGTCTTGATGCAATTGCATAAAGATTTCCAGATCTAAGTCCTCCGTACATTCTATTAAATTCAGGAAAAGGAGTTTTTAATCCAGTGTCGTCAACTGGATTATTTGCTCTATCTATAATTTGATCTTTTAGATTCGCAAAAATATCTTTTGGCGCATCATTTAAATCAAACTTAAGAGCAGTAGAATTGTATAAAGCGTCTGCTTCGGCAACAATCTTGTCTAAATCTTTGTTTCCAGATTTAGATACGGTCGATTTAGCTTTCTCTAAGGTAGTACATAGCTCTCTCTTGACAGAAAGCTTTTTAAGCTCGCTTGCGGCTTCTACAGCAGCCTTTTTAGACGGCTTGATGAAGCAGACACTTTCTACATAAGCAGGAATATCCGAAATGTCATTGAATGATACTCCAAGATTTTGAATTTTTTGAGATAAAATTACTTGATCGACGGTTTCGCCTTTGATCAGTTTTTCTCGTACAAGTTTAAAAATAACTTCATGAATCTTGAAATAGAAGTCTTTTTCGGAAATCAAACTGTCGATCTCAGCAAATGTCTCTGGATTTTTGATAGCTCCAGATAAAACGTGTCTCTCAAGCTTTTGGGAGTACAAACTAGTCATGAAGATGTAGTATGAGCGACTTTTGAGAAAAAGTCAAGAAACTTCGTCGTCCTCTTCGTCGTCGCCTCCATCTTCGCTAGTAGATGGCGAAGAGGCTTCGCTCATGGCTATTTGATAATTCATGTTTTGAAAAGTCTTGCTGCAAATATCGATATAGTTTTGCAAAGCCAAGGCACACATTGAGTCATCAAAGTTAGAAAAAATTTGAGGGTTTTTATCTATATCAAAATTGAACAAGACAAAGCCACCGTTTGAACATTCGTTCACTTGTTCTAAAACTGCCTTTGGAAATACAAATTTCTCCACAAAATATTTTACACAAGTTAAAGTAAAACGCCAAACTTATGTTCGAACCAATCTTTTGATAATTTTTTTATATCTTTTTGATATATTTCAATCACCTTAAAGCTGTTAGCTTCTAGCCACTCATATTTTTGCGTGTCTCTAGAAATAGAATTTAAATAATTTTCTCTTGAGTTACTATGAAAGAATTTGTTGAACTTGATGTGTTGGTCCCCATGAACTTCTACAGCTTGCATTCTAGAGGCATTTAGGATATCAACCTTGAGTCGAGTACCGTAAACCGGGAACTCTTCATAAACCACGCAGCCAGACCAAAATTCACGCAAAAAATCTTTGACTTGTTTTTGCATTTTTGATCGTGAATCTGCATTCCAATTTATGATGTATGGACTAACATTTTTATTTGTTAACCTACCTCTTACATTATACAGCCTCATGAAAATGTAGTCTTAAAATGCTCATAATAATAATCCACCAAGTCCTTTCTTTCTGACAAGTATGCCAAAGCCTTGGCTTCACCTTGAAACTGATTTTTGACATCTTTGATTCCAGCTTTTTCAAGTTGCTCAAGAGCGTCTTCATCAAACTTAAACCAAGCACCACTTTTATTCAAGAATCCAAATTGCTGTAAAACCTGTAAAATTTCATATTCCACCCAAACAGTGTTACCGCCTTTGGTGCCATATCTTACTGGATAGCTTACAGTCTTGTTGGTTTTTTCATTTGGACTTTTCTTGAAATTGATTCTGCAAAAATGACCAATGATTTCACCCTTTGGATCTGCATCAGCAGATTCTGATTTTGGGCCTCTAATTCTACAGCTTTCGGTATTTTTGTCCATAAACTCAAAAATCCAATCTGAATAATGCAAACCAGCATTGCCGCCAGAACTTTGAGTGATGTTATTTGGGTCTTTCTTTTCGTATTGATTGAGTTGAATCTTGCTTCTGTTTTGATGAATCAAAATGCACACATGACCGAGCTTTCCGAGTTTTAGGGTCATGCGTTTCAAAAATTCAGAAGTAAGCAATGCTCCACCAGCTACTTTTACAGCTTCTTGAGTGCCTTTGTCGAGATCCTCTTTTCTTATGCATCCATCTACACTGTCAATAATAAAAAAATACTTGGTTTCTTCTGGATTGTTGTTTACAAGTTCACGCATTGTGTCGATAACAACTTCGTAAACATTGGTTTCAACAACGTACAGCTTTTCTGGGTTCAAACCGTGCCTTTCAAGCATCTTTTTGCTCAGTCGCCCTTCGGCTTTAAAATATACAACAAAACCGTTTTCGACTGTTTCTTGATGATTCTTTGCGAAAGTAAGCGCACAAGAAGTCTTTCCTGATTCCGTGCCACCGGAAAACCTAGCCAAGCCGGGGCCAAGACCACCTTCCATTTCAATATCTAACTTCAAGCTGCCACTAGAAACTCTGTAATCAACTTCTTTTACAAAGTTATAAACGTGGTCTTTTTTATCTTTTTGCTTGAGAATGCTATCTAGTTTTTCTTTTACATTATTCATAATTCGTATTTCTTAATCTGCTTTTCTAAAAACTTTTTACCTGCCCCGTCAAAAAAGAAACTCAATGTTCTTATTTTTAACTCTGGATTGTCCGCTACCATTTGGCTCCAAAGCTTTGG